ACGGCGTGGCGAGGACGGTGGAGTTCTCATAGGCCTGGGCGTCGAGGTCAAACGTCGCGCCGAGGATTCCGTCGACCGCGCAACTGAACGCGGCCTGTGTGACCTTGACACCCTTGAGCGTTGCCGGCGTCACGGTGCCCGCGCGGTTGGGTAGGCCGAGCTGCACGCTGAGGCTCTTGCCGTAAGTGTCGGCGAGGGTGTGGGTCTGGAGATAGGCGATGGTGGCGGCCTGCTGCACAGGCGTCACCGAAGTGCCCATGAGCTGCTGCAAGAGCAGTCCCATGTTTTTGCTCTGCACGTCGAGCGCGAGCTGGCCGGTGCCGCCGGTCACGGTCTCGTTGAATTGGCTCAGCAGCATCCCGTGGATACCTGATTGGATGCCCTCGCCTTGCACGCGAGTGGCGCTCTTGTTGGCAGTCGCGCTTTTGACGCGCGCGAACTTGGTCGGCGCCACATAGGTGCCGTAGGTGGACTCGTTCACGAATCCCGCAGACGAGCCGAGGCCCGAACCGATAGCCATTTCTACTCCTTAACTTCGGCCGGAGCCGTCTGGGTGGTGGTGGTCTTCTTGGCGGTGCTCGTGACGACGGACTCAAAGAGCGGCGTCTCGCCGGTCGCGCCGGTCTGGAAGTAAACGGTCGCCGCGTAGTCGTCGGAGACGGTGAGGATCGCGTCGGACTCGACCTTCACTAGGCCGTCGGGCGTCGCAACCCACAGGTCGTCGTCGGTGACATTTCGGTATTGCGCCATCTCGGCTCCTCGGGCGTGGGTGAAGTCCGGTGCGCCGAGGTGGCGTCCGGTTGGGTGGTGGGTGGTTTAAATGAGCGAGCTGACTGAGATCGTGAATGGCAGTCGCACGCTCGTGCCGTCTGCGAATTGCTCGACAAATACTTCGACGTCTGACATCTCGACGCGCATTACGCCCGAGACTCCTAGCGTGTAGTTAGCGCGCACGGCGTCCGAGATATAGCCAAGGATTGCAAAGGCGCGTGTGCGCGTGGCCGAGACGTCAACATCTCCGGTCTGCGAGATGACACAGCAGGATATTTCGACCCGCTCCTCGCGCGTCGAGTTGATACCCGCGAGATCGTTGTACTCCTGCGAGATCGTGCCCGAGCGCGTGTCATCCGGTGAGCCCGACGCGCCGATCATCACCAGGTCATTCATGCGGTCTTCGGTGATCGGCAGGCCGTCGCTGATGACGACAGCGCTCAGACTGGCCGTGACCTTGAGCAGCGTCACCAGTGCGTCGACGACGTAGGGAAACTGCGAGACGGCCATCAGGCCACCGTCGGCGTGGTCAGCAGCCCGGCCAGCTCTTGGATGCGGTAGGTCATGATGTTGCTGCTGCCCGGCACGTAGTCATCATTACCGCCACCCATCGACATCGGCGACGCGCCGCGCTGCGTGCGCCACAGGTGCCGCGTCAATTCTTTGACCAGTAGTTGCGCGGTCGGGCTCGGCGTCGACTCGCCCGCCACGTAAGTCACCACGACGTTGTCGACGCCGGCGGCCCAGTACAACGGCGAGGTTGTGGTGCCGCGATACAGCACACCGACGCGCACGTCGATGACGTAGTCGGTTGCGGTGAGTGTGACGCCGTCCTCGACGACGGTGGTCACAGAGATGACAGGCTGAGCACTGAGTGAAAAGCCCGAGCCGCTGACGCTGTACGACTCGACAAAACTGCGGCGCCGTAGTTGACGACTAGTCAGCCGCTCGGCGATGTCGGTGGCGGCGAGAATGAAGCCGCGGATCTCCTCGTCACCCGTCGTGCTCGTCACGTTCAGATACGCTTTCGCCTCGTCTAGGCTGATGACCGGCAGGTCGGCCGGGTCGTCGACTTCGAAGGTGCCCGTGTACGCGCTGGCGTTGGTGCCGGTGGCTAGCCATCTGTACATGTAACGGCCGGCAGTGGCGGGCGAGTACGTGAGCGAGTAGGAGCCGGTCGTGGTCGGCGACACTGTCGAGCTCGTCGTGGTGCCGCTCGGGTCCGTCACGTAGAGCGTTACAAGAGTCGCGTTGGCTAGGACTCCTGCCGAGTCTTTGATGTTGATGCTGAGCGCCACCGGGTCGCCGAGGTCGTAGGCCATCGGGTCACGCTCCTGTCATGGTGGCGGTCGGCGTGGTCGAGGTCGTGGGCGTCATCGTGGCCGCAGCGCCAGTAGTCGCCGTCATGCTCGGCGAGACGCCGGTCACGGTGGACACGAAAGCGTTTGCGCCTGGCGTGTAGTCATACATGTCGACGTCATACACAACCGCGTCGTTATAGGTGCGCGGCATCAGTCGACCGTCACGGTGCCGTCAGCGTTGACGACGCCATCGCCGAACGCGGCATCGTCCCAGATGAACCAGGCTTCTGAGATCGTGTCGCCTGGTCCAAGCGGCTCAGCATCAATGTTTAGAATGACGGGTTCGCCGAGCTGCACGGCGTTGACGCTAAGCCCGGCCCTGTTCGTCTTGGCTCGTAGTCGGCCCATTCTCAGACTCCCCAAGGTGCAGCGTTGGCTATGACGGTGATCTCGCGGGCGGTGAGTGCGCGGCGGAAGATAGCGGCGGCGAGGAACTCGAACTCGCCATAACCGGTAGTGGCGAAACGTCCGACCTGCACGGTTGCACGATTGGCCAAGTGTTTAGAAGTGCGCGCCACGCTGGTGGCCGCCGCGCTGCCGATGCCCATCTTCACGTCGCCAGCAGTCACCAGGAAGGCGCTGCTTGACAGCGCGCCTAACGTCAGCGTGGGCGAACCTGACTCTGTGTATGACGCGCCATCATCAACTTGCCCGAAGACCGTGCTTGATGTTCCGTAGCGCATGTTCCATCGCGGCGCCGTCGCGCTTCGTGTATTGACGTCGGCCTTGCTGATCAATGCGTTGCCGCTGACAAGCGTCGGCCAATGGCGAGCAACCATCACAATGCTGAACGACTGGCCGCCGTAGAAGTTCAACAGCCCATGTTGCGCCGCGTCGAGACACTCCAGGTAGTCATCAGTCCCGAGCAGCATCAGCGGCCGCCCGCCCTTGACCTTCGACGGCATCGCCACCGACTTACGGCCCGAGGTCGCCCGGTTGATGGTCACGGTCTGGCCGGTCGTGGCCGTGAACGAGGTCGCCGCGCCGGATGTGATGGCGTCGCAGTCGATGTCGAGGACGGTGGTGCCGTCGATGTCGGACAACTGCACGAACCGGTAGGCGCGCCCTGCGAGGTTGTCCGACGAGTCGCGAGCACCGACGCGCACCTGATCGATTGTCGCCCTGATCGCCGTGGTGAACGCGCCAGCGTTGCCGCTGCTCACCAGAGTCCACGAGGTCGGCATCGCCGAGGCGTCGGCCGCCTTGTAGAAAGACACCGTGTGCCCGCCTGAGCCGTTGTCGACCTGAAGCGTGCAGCGAATCCACGCCGCCTCGCCGGGTGCGAGCGACAGCGACGACGACTGGACGTTCCGCTGAGTGGCCGACGAGTCAACCCACAGGAGTCGGATGGCTCCGTTGGTCTCCATCCAGAATCGCCAAGTCGTCGTGTCCCAACGAGACGCTAGGTGCTGGATGGCCGAAGGCGACCAGTTGTCAGGACGAACGCGCATTCGGATGTCAAGGTTGGTCACCGTGAACGCGGCTTCGTTCGGCGCGCTCAAGTGATTGCCGGTGACGCCGCCAGGCAGGTAGGTGAAGCCGACATCCTCAGGCCCGAGCCACTTCGGGTCGTTCGAGTTCGCCACACCAGCCGAGCCGAGGCGCAGGTCGAGCACACTGCCCGCCGTGCCGATGTTGCGTAAGAAACGGTCACCATCACGAAAGCCCGAGCGGTCGACATCCCACCAGGCTTCGGCGGTGGCGAGAATCTCCTCGGCCTCCGAAGTCGCGCGGCGCCCACGCGGCCATGACGACGGACCGACGGCGGGCATCAGGCTCGCCGGGCGCGCCCAGCCCGAAGGCGTCGGCGAGCGGTCCACCGACGGCCAGCGCGTGGTCGTGTTCACTACGTCAAGTCGCCCGCGAGCGCGTAGACGCGCGTGGCCTGCGTGATGGTCGTGGTGCAGCCGATCACGTAGGCCGTGCCGGCAAGGATGAGGTTCTGGTAGGTCGCCGTGTTGCGGTTGGCCTTGACGGTGGTTGACGAGGTCGCGGCGGTAATCGCGATCTGATCGAACAGCGTCCAGGTGCTGCCCGAGTCGGTGGAAATGAAGAGGTTCACAAGCGCGGCGGCCGAGGTCGCCGAACACTGCGCGTCGATCTCCAGCACCCGAGTGCCCGCGGCGACGCCGGTGATCAGTGACGTGATCGTGCCGGTCCCGTCAATGGCCGTGTTAGCCGTCGACACCGACGCGACAGTCAGTCGCGGTGTGCTCACAAATGCGGGGGCGGTTGCCATGTCATCTCCTAGACGTAGAACGAGTTGAGGTAGAGCTGCGAGCCGGGACCAGTGGGGCCAGTCGCGCCCGTCGCGCCGGTCGCTCCCGCGGCTCCTGCCGGGCCAGTGGCTCCGGTCGCACCGGTCGGGCCAGCGGCGCCGGTGGCACCCGTGGCACCCGTGGTGCCAGCCGGCCCGGTCGCGCCGGTCGGCCCGGTCGCGCCAGTCAATCCCGTAGGTCCAGTCGGCCCCGTTGGCCCTGTCGCGCCCGTGGCACCCGTGGCGCCAGTCGGGCCCGCGGCCCCAGTCGCGCCAGTCGCACCAGTCGGGCCAGTCGGCCCGATGACGCCGAGCGCGATGGCCGTTAGACGCGCCGCTACGGTCGCGTAGGCGTCCTGCGGGTTAGTGCCGAGCGTGGCCTCAATGGCCTCGATGGCGTCGTTAGCGTTGGTGTGCTGGCCCGAGTGAGAGACGAGGGCTTGGCTGTCACCTGGCGCCGGATTGGTGAGGGCGTCGAGGGTGGCCGGGTAAGTGCTAGCCATTGCCTACCTCGTCTCCATCGCTGGTGTGTGTCGTGATGCTTGGCGGTGCTCGGCGATGAGTTTGTCAACTGCATCGGTTGGCAGGCCGGCGGCGAGCAGCTCCTCGCGCGCGGCGGTCAAGCCGTCCAGATAGTTGGCCATGTTGCTCGGCCTTTCGTCGCCATGTTGTTGTACCCTTGAAGTGCTGAGGCCGCAGTAACACATAGCGGCGCCCTCGTCGTCACGATGAGGTGCAAGGGAGCAGTCGGCCTGTTCCAATTAACGGCCCCGCCCATAATCTGGGCGGGGCCGTTAATGTTGGTCGGCTTAGTAGCCGCTGACCGGGACGGTGCCAGTACCGCTGATCTTGCCGATGGAGTTGGCAAAGCGGTGAGCGAGCGCGGCGTAGCCGTAAATCTGGAAACGCACCGTGAGGTTCGCCGACAGAACATCGGTGAGAACGCGGCTCTTGATGCCCGACTCGAAAAGGTATGAGTCGGAGAAACGACCAGCGAGGATGATCTGCTGCGTGGTCGAAACCAGCGGCAGAGTCGCGTCCAGGTAGACCGGAATGCCGTAGATGTTTCCGGCGTAGCCAGCAGCCGCACCGGCGGTGTCCATGACACCAGCGGCGTTCATCGGACCGTTAGCGGTGGGCACCACGATTGGACGGCTGGAACCGTCAACCGAGGACACCAGCCAGTACCAGTGACGCGGGTGCAAGACGATGGCTTCGGGGCTCTTGTAACGCGCGTTCACGATTCCCGAGATGGTCTTAGCGACCGCGACCAGACCGTTGGCGGCAGTAGGCGTCGCCTCGGTCCACGTGGTCGAAACGCCAGCCACGTTGGTCAGACCGTTGAGCGTGTTGCTTGTGCCATCGCTAGCGGACGTAATCGCGGTGTTGAGCTGCAACGCGTAGTCGGCCATCAGGTCACCCATGATGAGCCGGTCAAGACCGCCAGCGAGAGGCGACTGCTCGACGAGCTGAATGCTGACCTCTTCGTAACCCATGAAGGTACGCACGGGTGCGGTGACCGTAGCGGTCACCATGTCGCGGTTCGTGGTGGGCGCCGTGGTCGACGAGTTGTTGCCGGCCTGAATACCCGAGCGCGTGCCGGTCGTGATCTGCGGGATGTTCACCGAGTCCGTGCCAGCGGGCAGCGGGAGAACGGTGAGCAGGTCAGCAGTCACGCGAGCAGCACGGGCGAACTCCGCGTACTCGTTGATGAGGTAGATCGGCGGCACGAGGTCGCCACCGCTGGTGTCGGTGGTGTTGATCGCGCGCAGCTCGACTGCGGCCTCTTCGGCGTGACGGTTGAGCCGCGTCCACGCGTCGGAGTCGTTGCGAGTGTGAGCGCGAACCATGTCGCGAACGAATGAGTTCTCGCCGCGGTCCTCGTAGGTCATCGGCTCGCGGCCGACGTGAGCCGAGCCGAACAGTCGGACGCCGGACTCTTCGCGAGCCTCGACGACCTGAGCGGTGCGCTCCTCGAGCGCCTGGGCCATCTCGATCTTACTGTCGAGGTCCTTGATTTCCGCGGTGCGAGCCTCAACGGCGTCGAGCGACTCAATGGTCGGCTCGGCGGCGAGCAGCTCCTCGGCAGCGGCAACAGCCGCAACGCGAGATTCGCGGAGGTTGGTGAGCATCTTGCTCATAACAAACTCCTTAAAGTTTTAGTGCGTGGAGCCGCCAGGGCAGACGCGCCGGGGGCAAAGACCTGCCGATTGGCAGGTGGAATGTGGGAACTACTTGACGTAGTTCAGGTGCGCGGCTGCAAGGCGTCGGCGCAGAAACAGACCAGCCGACTCCTCCGAGCGCACGCCTACCTCGGTGTCGTCGTAGGCAGGCCACGTCACGACGCTGACCTCAAACAGGTTGAGGTCGGTGAGGGTGCGAAGTCCCGAGTCACGAGACTCGCCACCGGGCGCAATTGAGAAAGCGAACGACATTTTCTCGACATCGCCGCGCGATAGTGCCGAGTGCAGCTCGGCGGCGCGAGGGTTGGACGGGTCGAGGTCGGCGGTCATGTACAGGCCGACGTTGTCCTCAGATAGCACGAGGGTGCCCGAGCGCGTCGACGCTAGCGGCAACTGGTCGGTGTCGTGGTTAACCAGCAGGTAGACGGGCTCGGCGCTGGCGAGTGAGCGAGTGAATGCGCCGGGCGCGATGACCTCGCGGAATGAAAGGCCGGTCGCCTCGCGGTTGAACTTTGCGGCATAGCCACCAATCCGCATCCCGCCATCAGCGAGTGCGCGCACCTCAGCGTCGACGGTGATGCGCTCAGCGGCGGCGAGCAAGCCGCGGCGAGACTCAAGCACGAGCTCCTCGGCGCGAGGCGCTTCGGGCATCATCATCATTTGCATGTCGTCGGCCGGCATTGCTTCGCCCTCGTCGTCGGCGTCGACTAGTCCCATAGCCATGACCGCAGACTGAAGCGCGGCGTCAGCAGCACAGATCAGGTAGTAAGCCTGCGACACGACGGCGTCAGTGTTGCCCATGAGCAGGCCCGCGGCGGCATCCATCGCAGCGTCAGCAGCCATGATGCTGTGCGCGACAGGGTCAAGCACGGCGCCATACACTCGCATCTCGTCGGCGGGCGCGGCTGGTGCATCCATGTGAGGCTCCTTCAAGTGAGCGGCGCGAGTCTCAAGGTCGGCCGCGATTCGAGACGCCCAGGCGCCGGTTTCGCCGGTTGCCCCACGCAACGCGATAACGCCCGCTAGGTTCAGCGGTCCATCAGGAATGACGCCCTCGGCCAATGCGGCGCGAGGCGGTCGGAATGTCTCAGCCACCGAGCACGCCCATGACGGGCGCCGCAGTGTCGGCGTCTTCGCCTAGCGGCAGCGAGTCGGAGGTCAGCGTCCCCGGCATCGCCTGGTGGAAGACGTCGCCGCCGGCGTAGGGCTCCATGCCATCAAGGGCTCGCAGCTCGTTAGGTGAGCGCGTGCCCGTCATGGCTTGGATTTGACCGACGCGTGCACGGGTGAGCGCGTCGGTGCGGAGCATCGCTGCGGTGTCGAAAGCGACGTCGACGCCAGGCGGCAGGATCCGCGATAGTCCGATCTCAATGCGTCGCAGCCACGGCGTGACCGTGTGCATCAGGAAATTGAGCGACGCTTGCTCCACGTTCTGGTATGTCTGCGAATCGCCATTGGCGCCAACCAGGTGTGACGGGATGCCATACACGCGCGCGACATCGCGAACGACCTGCTCGCGCATCTCCACCATCTGTTGGTCTGACGCCGACACCGTGACGCTGCGCCACTTCAAGCCGCCCGACAGGACAGCAGGCTTGCGGTGTTTGCGATGCGCCGAATCCCACGTCGC